CAGTGTCTTACAAAGGAGTGGCATAACATTTATTATTAAGGAAAAACATTATGGCAACTTTAGCAGAAATCCGCGCGAAGCTACAGGCTTCATCTCAACAAAACACCGGTGGCGGCGGTGGTGACAACGCAATTTTCGCACATTGGAACATTGCAGAAGGACAAACAGCAACAGTCAGATTCCTTCCTGACCAAGACCCAAACAACACTTTCTTCTGGATTGAGCGAGCAATGATCAAATTGCCGTTCGCTGGTGTTAAGGGCGACACAAATTCCAAACCCGTAACTGTACAAGTGCCTTGTATGGAAATGTGGGGTGAGTCATGTCCAGTTCTACAGGAAGTTCGTCCTTGGTTTAAGGACAAGAGCTTGGAAGAAATGGGTCGTAAGTATTGGAAAAAGAAGTCTTACTTGTTTCAAGGTTTGGTAGTTGACAGCAAACTACAAGAGGACAAGGTTCCAGAAAATCCAATCCGTCGATTTATCATGAGCAGCCAAATCTTTAACATTGTCAAGAACGCATTGATGGACAGTGAAATTGAAGAATTGCCAACTGATTATGTACGTGGCTTAGACTTCAAGATTGCCAAGACCAGCAAAGGTGGTTACGCTGACTACACAACTTCAAATTGGAGTCGTCGTGAACGTGCTTTAAGCGAACAGGAATTGGCTGCGATCAAGCAGTATGGCTTGTTTGATTTGAAGAGCTTCTTGCCCAAGAAACCCACAGAGGTTGAACTCAAAGTGATCAAAGAAATGTTTGAAGCATCAGTAGATGGCGACGCGTTTGACATGGATCGTTGGGGTCAATACTACAAGCCAGATGGCATGAAGGGCAATTATGGCAATAATACTGCCAACACACCTGCTAGTACTGCTCCAGTAGCAGTTAAGGCAGCTCCTGCTACGGTTGCTGAAGACGAGGATGACGCTCCATTTGATGCCGATCCTGCTCCAGTTCAAACCAAGACCGTCGCTCCCGCAGGCGATTCAGCCAACGGAAATCGCGCGGCAGACATCATTGCGATGATTCGCAAACGCAACGAAAACAAGTAATTAGGAGATAGACTATGGGAAAAGCCTTCGATATTTCGAAGTTCCGTAAGTCTATCACCAAGTCCATTGACGGGCTTGGAATAGGCTTTAATGATCCAACTGATTGGATCAGCACAGGTAACTATGCTCTAAACTATCTTATCTCGGGGGACTTCTTCAAAGGAGTTCCTTTGGGTAAGGTAACAGTGTTTGCTGGTGAAAGCGGAGCAGGCAAGAGTTATATTTGTTCAGGCAATATTATTAAAGCCGCACAAGAGCAAGGCATTTATGTTATCCTAGTTGATAGTGAAAATGCTCTTGATGAAAAGTGGTTACATGATTTGGGCGTAGATACCAGTGAAGAAAAACTGCTCAAACTCAACATGGCCATGATTGATGATGTGGCAAAAACCATTTCAGAATTCATGAAAGAATACAAAGTGATGCCAGTGGAAGAACGTCCCAAGGTGTTGTTTGTAATTGATAGTTTGGGAATGTTACTGACTCCCACTGATGTAAATCAGTTTGAAGCAGGCGAAATGAAAGGTGATATGGGCCGTAAGCCCAAAGCACTTACATCCTTGGTTCGTAACTGTGTAAACATGTTTGGTTCTTGGAATGTTGGGCTAGTTGCTACTAATCACACATACGCCAGTCAGGATATGTTTGATCCGGATGACAAGATTTCGGGCGGGCAAGGATTTATCTATGCCAGTAGTATTGTAGTTGCCATGAAGAAGTTGAAGTTGAAAGAGGACGAAGACGGCAACAAGGTGTCCGAAGTGTTAGGTATTCGATCAGCTTGTAAAGTAATGAAAACTCGTTATGCCAAGCCATTTGAAAGTGTTCAAGTCAAAATTCCATATTCAACAGGTATGGCGCCAACAAGTGGCTTAGTTGATCTATTTGAAGCAAAAGGCATATTGACAAAGTCTGGTAATAAGTTACAATATACAAGTAAGGCAACAGGTGAAATCCATGCGTTTTTCCGCAAGGGGTGGACTGAAGACAAGCTCATGACCATTATGCAAGAGTGGGATGAGACTGTGACAACTGCTGTTGTTGATACAACCAATGAAACTGAGGAAGCATAAATGGAAGAAGATTTGATCATTGAAGTATGGGATATTTTTAAGGAATATATTTCCGATAAAAATAAGGAAATAGCGGCAAATCACTTTGTGGATTTTTTATTAGGCAAAGATGTTGAGCCAAGTGTGCTACAGTCTGTAATGGGCTATGATTCTAATCTTGACGAAGCTATTAAACTGGTCCTTGACGACGAAGAAGTAGACGAAGATGAAGAAGATGATCTAGATTATTACGAAGACGAGGATTGATTATGACATGGTATGCTAAAGTCAGTCAAGACATAGCACACCTTCCAGACTGTTTAGATCATTTTTATAATGAATTAGAAACTGCAAGGGCAGAGGTTAAAATTCACGGCAACGTGGAGAAGGCCTCTGCTTCTTTGCCTGGAATTGTTGAGCATCGGTTCAATCAACTACAAGAAATTGAAGCAATTTTAGAATATCTCAATATTGAATTGCGTAGGATTCGTACCAAAACTTTTAGAAAATATTTAGAACACTACAATCGCGATCTAAGCAGTAGAGATTGCGAAAAATTCGTAGAAGGTGAAGCTGATGTCATTGATATGGAAAAAGTTATCAATGAATTTGCCATGTTGAGAAATCAGTGGTTGGGAATTATCAAAGGTTTGGATATTAAACAATGGCAATTGGGAAATATCATCAAACTTCGTGCGGCAGGCCTTGAAGATATCACACTTTGAGTGTATAATATTACTATGTATATAGAAGACCTAATTCAAATGCTTTCAGGATCTCCAGCAAGATTAAATTTGTGGGATCAAAAAGTGGTCTTTAGTTTTTCAGATCAAATTCATCAAAATACCGGCTTCACTGAAAAACAATCTAACCTTGCCTTGAAAATTTTACAAAAACATATCACAACTTTGTCGGCTTTTTTGAAAATTGATGTAGAGCCTTTTATTGAAACTCCAAAATATAAATTAGCAATTAGAAAAACTGTGATAGATCGTAGTATTAGAATTGTAGATCGAGAAATTTTAGGAAAATCTATCGAAGTTAAATTTCCCTACGATGAAAGTCTTGTAGATAAAATTAAAAAATTTAAAAGTTCAACAAGCAGTGGCGCAGTGTGGGACAAAGACAATACTGCTTGGCTTTTTTCGCTGAATGAAAATAATATTGTATTTTTGGCTTCATTGGCATCCGAAGTAAAATTTGATTTTGATGAAACTTTTCAAAATTTTGTGGATCAAACAGAAACTATTGTTAACGAAATAGAAAAATATGCGCCCACATTGGCCATACATGACGGAGATTTAAAAATCCTTAATTCTCCAAAAAATATGCCAGAAATTGACACCGATGACATAATTGAAGCAATTTTTCAAGCAAGACAGTATGGGGTCACATTGTGGGATGACAACATTGAACAGTATATTACTAGTGAAGAGTTTGACCCAATGTTGCGTGAGTTCTTAAAAAACAATTTTGCGGCACCAACCTACTTGAAAGCTGAAAGTAGTGGTGTTTTCTGCTTGGAAACTATTGTAAAATATTTGTCTCCGTGCTTGTTCATTATTCCTGGCGGAAATGAATTAACTAAAATTACACAATCATATACCTTACTCAAGGGTATGGATATAGATGATAAAAACATGAGTGTTTTGTTTAGATTATCGACAGAAAATGGGCGAAATTTCAACGATTTTGTCAAAAATCAGGGAATAAATGGACCGATTTATGAAGGTACTAAAGTAGTGTTTGTCAGCGGTAAAATACCAAAAACAGTTATCAAGTCTGGAATTAAATTTAACAGTATCATAAATTTAGGGTTTGATAATGTACATTACACCCTTAAAGAATTCGCAAAAAATCACCAAAATTTGGTATTTTTTGACGTCAAAAATATTGCAAGGAATATGAGTTTTGTCTAGTTGCCGAGTGATTATCAAAGATGAAGTCAATGTTAAGATTGAAAATTTAGATCTTGATACACGCAAAGCCTTGGTTAAAAAATTCAAGTACGAAGACCCCACTGCTCGCTTCAGACCGGCCTATAAATTGGGTAGATGGGACGGTACGGTAAGTTTCTTTGGTCTTGGTGGAACAACCTATATGAGTATGCTTCCGCAGGTATTGGAATATTTAGAAAGCAAGAATTTTTATATTGAGTTGGAAGATCAGAGGTCTCCTATCTCGCTGGGATTTGACGAAATTTCCACGGATTTTTGGGGTGATTTAACATGGCCCCAAGGACATAGATTTGCTGGTCAACCCATACGCCTTAGAGAAGACCAAGTTGATGTTATCAATATATTTTTAAAAAATCCGCAGTGCATTCAGGAAATTGCCACAGGGTTTGGTAAAACAATTACCACCGCAACTTTGAGCAAAATCTGTGAAAAATACGGTCGAACAATAACCATTGTGCCCAACAAAAGTCTAGTGGAACAAACGCTGGAAGATTTTGTCAACTGCGGATTAGACGTGGGAGTTTACTATGGTGACAAGAAAGATTTAGATAAGACACACACAATTTGTACTTGGCAAAGTCTTAATATTTTAGACAAAAATACCAAAAATTGGGACGAAGTGGCTTCAGCAAAGTTGGAGTTACTGTTGGACAATGTTCAAACAGTCATGGTGGATGAAGTACACATGGCCAAGGCAGAAGTGTTAAAAAATCTATTGACACGCAACTTGGCCAAAGCACCAATACGCTGGGGCCTGACTGGCACTATACCCAAGGCGGACCATGAATTTCAAAGTATCAAGGCCAGTCTAGGCGAAGTGGTAAATCATGTACATGCTCATGAATTACAGGAAGCAGGTGTATTGAGTAACTGTCATGTAAACATTGTACAAACTGCTGAGTGGAAAGAATTTGGCGCATACGCAGAAGAATTAAAATATTTGGTCACAGATGACAACAGGTTGTCCTATATCTGCGATTTAATACAAGGGATAGCAGAAACTGGTAACACACTGGTATTGGTTGGCAGAATAGAGTCTGGAAAGACCATGGTCGAAAAAATGCCTGGCAGTGTTTTTATTAGTGGTGAAGTAAAAACTAAAGATCGCAAGGCAGAATATGACGAAGTTAAAACTGTTGACAACAAGATTATTGTGGCAACTTATGGTGTGGCCGCTGTGGGTATTAATATTCCTCGGATTTTTCATCTGGTTCTCATTGAGCCCGGCAAGAGCTTTGTCCGCGTTATACAATCAATTGGACGCGGTATTCGGAAAGCAGACGACAAGGACTTTGTCCAGATCTGGGACATCACTGCGGCATCAAAATATGCCAAGCGCCACCTCACTGAACGCAAACGCTATTACAAGGAAGCGAAATATCCTTTCACAATTCAAAAGGTCAAATACTAATAATGCAAATACTAACAATTGAAAACGAAACATTTTATCTAAATGAATTGCCGGACGAAATAGATGAAGACATGCGATTTGCTGTCATGGATAATAGCGATAGTGCCAATCCAGATCATTTGTTTGTACCACTGATCTTTTTAGAAAGTTTTACAGGGCCAGCAGTAGTATTAAAAATTGGACCACATGAACTTACCATGCCATTGGATTGGTGTACCATTGTAGGTGATCCAGCAGGTCCTGAAATGGAAGTGTTACCCTTAACTAGTTTGAATGATCGAGGGTTTAAGACCTTCTGCTTCAACCCACGCAGTAGCTTCAGGCCAGAATTTTTAGACATTGACATTATTGATGTATATCAAGACGTCAAATGGTATTTTCCCAAAATGCGTCCAGGACAACTACTGTGTACGCCGTTGGAAAAAGGTCCTAAACCACGCTGTGCTTATTTTGTCAAAGAAGTCAGCCGCCAAAGCGAAATGGTAGATTATACTAAGTGTTGGTAATATGGGAAATCTTAAGTCAGGTCGAACACTTATACACGAACGTGTGGGCAGTGTAGTATACGCCAGAGATTTTGGAGCTGATCCCAGTATTAGAGAAGTAATAGGTTGGGACTACGACAAAGAAAATCCAAATTTTGATCCAAGAACATCTGACGGTCGGCCTTTGCATGATCATATAATGGATTCAAAACTTTGGGGTGAAATAAGACGTGCAGCGAAAACCAATCCCTCTATACAAGACGCTTTAGACCGTGTTAAAATAACTTACTATCTCAGCAAAGAATATGAAGAACGTCATGGCAAAAAATGATTTGTCAATTATTGTAGGCAACAATGAAGTACTACATATTGACGTCAGTGGCACTGTTGGTATAGGTACGTGCAGTCCCAGCAAATATTTTACGGTTACTTTTCCACCAGATCCCGAGCCACTGACTGAATGGTATAAAGATGCTGTAAAACAAAAAGGACTGGTACCCCATACAAAGGAACAAGATGGCAACTAAAAAGACACCTAAACCTAAAAAAGAAAAACTACTGGACATTGGTCGATTAATGGCTGCCATCGATACTAAAAATTATGAATTTTACAATAACCTAACTACTGACGAACAAAAAGAATTCAGTCCTTATCCCTTGCTACGTTCTGTCAGTAACACAACCAGTAAAAATAGAGACCTACAGGAATGGTACGTGGAAATGACCAATGAAATGGTTAATAAAAATTTCTTTGAACTGAGCCACAAGCATCCTGGATTGATGTACAAGTTATATGCAACAGTGGGTACTGGTGGCACAACTTTTCACGGATACTTGCCATCTCTCAAGTACAAGTTTGACAAGTTTGAAAAACTACTGGGCGAAATATATCCTGCTATGAAAGCTGATGAGATCAAAATGTTGGCTGGAATGATGGACAAAGCTGATCGCGAAGAATTATTTGACAGTATGGGATTTGACAAGAAACAAAGGAAAGATTATGAATAAAGACATATGGACAGTGTCAGTAAACAAAGATCATGAAGTTTATATTGTGTCAGATGATCACACTCATGATGTAACACTGAAAGTTGAAGGTACGTTCGGCGAACTAGACGATGTTGTTTGGTTTGCCAGCAATTTGGCAAGAAAGTTAAATGGGACATTAGATGATAGCCTTGGTGAATCAGCCCAATAAATGTGCTCACTGTGGCAAGGGTTTTGTACAAGAAAAAACTCTTGTAGCTCACATGTGTGAACGCAAACGACGTGCTCTTCAAAAAAATGAAAAGCGTGTCCAGGCTGGCTATATGGCATTTAACAGATTCTGGCAACTGGCACAAGGCGGCAAAAAGCTCAAAACATATGAAGAATTTTGCGACACAGCATATTACAATGCCTTTGTTAAATTTGGTTCTTTTATAAACAACACCAATCCCATATACCCAGACAAATTCATTGACTATGTTATTAAAAGTGGCATCAAATTGGACCACTGGTGTAGAGACGAACTATATGAAAAATATCTTTACGAAACCATTAAAACAGAGCCAGTGGAATCTGCGGTACAGAGAACCATACAGAACATGATGGAATGGGGCGATGAACACAAGGCACAATTTGAACATTATTTCAATTATGTCAGTTTGAATAAGGCAGTGCATGATATCAGGAATGGCAACATCAGTCCTTGGGTAATTTTAAATACCAATACTGGCAAGAAAATGATACAGACAATGAGTGACGAGCAGTTGGACATGATTGCTCCGGCATTTGATGTTCCTTACTGGTTAAAAAGATTCAAAGAAATACCGGCAGATGTTGCTTTGGTAAAAGAAATTTGTGAAGAGGCAGGAATTAAATGACACAATTAAATGGTAAAGTGGAAAAAGGCTGGGGCTCAGAATTGATCTGGGCCACTAACAACAAGTATTGCGGCAAGATGTTGAATTTTAATACTGGGGCAAGATTCAGTATGCACTTTCACGCAGAAAAAGATGAAACATGGTTTGTATTGAGTGGAGAATTTGTTGTTAAGTGTATTGACACCAAGGACGCCAGTGTATATGAAAACAAATTGGGTCCTGGTGATGTTTGGCATAATCCACCACTACTGCCGCATCAATTGATTTGTATTGAATCAGGAACTATTGTGGAAGTCAGCACTCCAGACAGTGTGGAAGATAATTACCGAGTGGGAAGAGGCGACAGCCAGAAAGGTTAATATGTATAAAACAATTTACACAGAAGTAGAAGTTGATGTGGACTTGAGTGACTTTGACACTGACGATCTAATTGAAGAATTAGAAAACCGCGGCGCAGGTGCTACAGACTACGGAGACGGTCAGGGAATCTTAATGGCTATCTATGAAAAACGCAGAATGGGTAAAGACTATCAACAAGAATTAGATCAACTCATTTGGCTGGGATTGGGACGGGTAATTTAATGAAAATTTTGATTACTGGTTATAAAGGATTTATTGGCCAAAATATGGTTAATGCTCTTAAAGACGATCACGAGCTAAGTCTTTATGAATGGGGTGATCAAGTTCCAGAATTTGAAGATCTTGATTGGTGTATACATCTTGGTGCCATTAGCAGTACCAACGAACGGGATGTGGAAAAGGTCATGCGACAAAACCACGACTTCAGTTGTATGTTATTGGTAGCTTGCCAAATTAATAAAGTTAATCTACAATACGCATCCAGTGCCAGTGTGTATGGATTGGTATCCAGTTTTCGCGAAGAAGCCCAGTCAAGCCCGCAAAGTCCTTACGCCTGGAGCAAATATTTGTTTGACAGGCATGTTAAATCTCAAAAGTTTAATGACATAGTTGTACAGGGTTTTAGATATTTCAATGTGTATGGGCCTCACGAAGATCACAAAGATCAATCCAGCCCTCATCATAAATTTACTCAACAGGCCAAAGAAACTGGACGTATTAAATTATTTGATGAGTCGGATAAATTTTGTAGAGACTTTGTTCCAGTTGAAACAGTGATTGATGTACATAAGAAATTTTTTAATGTAAGAGAGTCAGGCATATGGAATGTGGGCACTGGTGTTGCTACTTCATTTGAGTCTGTGGCAAAAGGAATTGCCAAAAAATATAATGCCAAGATAGATTATATTCCCATGCCAGATGACATTAAAAATCAATATCAAAAATACACCTGTGCAGATTTAACCAATTTAAGAAAGTATTATCCATGACTACTGTAATGGTAAATGGTACCTTTGATATACTCCATCCAGGTCATGTAGCATTACTGAATACTGCACGTAGTTACGGTGATTATCTAGTTGTGGCAATAGACACAGATCGCAGAGTCACTGAACTCAAAGGCCCACGGCGGCCTGTCAATGACCAGAATTTCAGACGAGTCATGCTGTCAAATCTCAAAGCGGTAGACCTTGTGGTATTATTTGATAACGAACAAGAACTTGCTGACATTATTAAAACTTACAAGCCAGATGTGTATGTCAAGGGTAGCGACTGGAAAAAAGATACACAATCCTTGGCACACAAATATTGCAAAGAAGTAATTTATTATGATAGAATTGAAGAATACTCAAGTACAAAAATCATTGAAAGTATTGCTAATCGGTGACAGTTGCGTTGACGAGTACTATATTGGTACTTGCGATAGATTAAATCCCGAAGCCCCTGTACCTATAATGAATATTAAAGAACATTTTACCACTATGGGCATGGCGTCTAATGTTTGTAAAAATTTACAGGCATTGGGATGTATAACAGTATTCCATACCAACTCAGAAAAAATTACCAAGACACGATATATTGATCAACGATCAGGACAACATTTATTACGGGTGGATGATGAGCCGACCAACATAGTTCCTTGGAACAGAGATTCTATTTGTGACGGTGATGAGTTTGATGCTATTGTAATAAGTGATTATAACAAAGGCTTTTTGACCTATTCAGAAATACAATACCTATGTGGAATATTCGATGGTCCAATTTTTATAGACACAAAGAAAACTGATTTAAGAAAATTTAATTCAGCATATATTAAAATTAATGAATTGGAATATAGTAAGCGTATAAGCACAGCTGATAACATGATTGTGACTTTGGGTAGTCGTGGCACTATGTATAAGAAGACATTTTTGGAATCAACATATCCTGTGGAACCGGTTGATGTTGTGGATGTATGTGGCGCAGGTGATACATTTTTGGCAGCATTGACCTATCAGTATCTAATGACAAAGGATATGGAACGTGCTATAATGTTTGCTAACACCGCCGCCAGCATAACTGTACAACACCGCGGCAACTATGCGCCCTCTTTGGAAGAAATAAATGGACATTGATATTGATTTTGCCGATAGGAATCGTATACTTGATATAATCAAGCATGTGCCTGCGACCATTGACGGTGTCAAAAAACACAATACGGGCATTTATGCGCAGGAGATACCAGTTAATCCACTAACTGGTCAAGCCAGCATTGAATACAAAATTGCCGAAGCAAGGGGATACTTTAAAATAGATTTTTTAAACGTCAGTATATACAAAGATATCAAAGACGAAGACCACTTAAATAGATTATTATCAACGGAGCCACTATGGGATCTACTAGAACAAGACGAATTCACGAACCTCTTATTTCACGTGAATGGACACGGGCAAATCTTGAGGAAGCTGAAACCGAAAAATATCGAAGAGCTCGCGGCCTGTCTAGCAATAATACGTCCAGCAAAACGCCATCTACTAGAAAAACCTTGGAACGAAATACTACAGGAAGTTTGGCTGAAGCCAACGACTGACGACTATTATTTTAAAAAGGCACATGCTGTGGCCTACGCCATGGCCATAACTGTTCAGATGAATTTGATATGCGAGGGCATCAGCTACGAGTACTCTTAGGAGTTCTAATCAGCTGAATTGATTTGCGCTTGATGCGCTTTTCGGCAATTTCTCTGAGATTAACACTGGGACCAAAAATCAATTCAACATCTTTACTGTTGAAGGTCTTGATGGTGTATTTGAATAACTGCATTTGTTGTTTAAGGAAAATATTAATAGGGATTCTACGATTACTTTCCCACCACCAGGTTTCTCCCATTTCCAAAAAAACCTGTCGTTCCTCAGAAGATTTTATTAATGAAATGTCGTAGATAGTGGCTATGTATTCGTCAAAGTTTATGATGATTCCAACGTATTCTGTATTATTGGATTTGATACAGGAAACAAAGGGGTAGTTTTCTTGGAAGGTTTCTGGGGTTACCATTATTAATAAATACTCTTATGCAAAGTTTACCAATCTATTTATATCCAAATACACTCGAGGTCATATTAGATTTGGATCCAACTACTCGAGGAGTCAATCAGGTTATGTATCAACGTGAACTAACAATACAAAAAGGTATTAAAAATAATATAAGAATACAGTTCAAGAACAGTGATCAAAAATTGTTGTCTGTGACTAGCAGTTCTGTTTTTGTTTTTAATATGTTTGATGCTACCACTCAACGCAAACTTTTGGAAAAACAACTGGCAATTTTAGATGACACAGTACTGGTAAATGTTGCGTTTGACCAAACTGTTACCAGCAAAACTTTAACGGTGTTTAGTACTGATGGCATTACCATAGGTCAAATTGTATCTGGATTTGGTTTAACGCCAAACAGCGTGGTCACTGGGGTATCAACTAATACTGTCACGCTGAATCATTTAACAGTCCAACCAGTATCTTCTTCAACTACCTTGACTTTTACCACACCAGCTCTGCGTGGTGTAGCCCAACTGTCTTTAACAGAAAGCGACACAGTGGATTTGGATTTAGGTCCCTATAAGTATGCGGTAACTCATATGGATCCTCAAGATGGTACGTTTTTACCAGCTTATGCTAACACCTACTACAATGTGGCCGGTGTGATACACGTAGCACAAGATGTGTACCCTGTACTTCAACCCAGCCAAGAAATTACAGCATTTTTGATGAGATACAATGATCATACACGACTCCATGAATGGAAAAGCGGTAACATCTATGCTCATCCAGAATATAATTCAAATACTGCTCTCCAAACTGTGGCCCTGTACATGACCAATTTCCGTGGACAAGTGCTAATCCAAGGCACATTAAGCAATCAACCAGATAGCTATAACAAGTATTTTACCGTGGCATCTAAGACATACAATCAATTCAGTGGTGTTGATTATGTAAACTTTAACGGTATCTATTCTTATATTCGAATCATGTACATTCCTGACAAAGCCCCATTGAATTCGGATAACACAGATACCCATTACTCCGGAACATTTGACAAAGCACTGTATAGAAGTTAAACTTAATAGATGAATGACCTACAGTCGACTCTATTAACACTGCTGCCTCCAAAAAGAAAAACTACCCCCAGTGGATGGACTAGTTTTGACGCAGTCTGTTGCCATAACAATGGAAACACTCGAGACACTAGAAAACGTGGTGGTGTTTTGGTAAACTCAGATGGCGGATTTCAATATCATTGCTTTAATTGTAATTTTAAAGCAGGCTGGACTCCGGGCAAACTATTAAGTAAAAATACCAAAAACTTATTCAAATGGTTGGGACTATCTGAATCTGACATTGGCAAATTGGGATTGGCAGCTCTCAAAATCAAAGACGATCAACCCGTAATCAAACGGCCTTTGAATTTTGTTCTAGAGGAAAGATCATTACCCGACGATTGTTTGTCTATTGATACTTGGGTAGCTGAGGACTGTCAAGATCCTGAACTACTGGCAGTAATTGATTACATTGTATCGTCTCGCAAGATGTCTTGGGAATGGTATGACTGGCATTGGAGTGCCGCACCTGGATACAGAGATAGAGTTATCATTCCCTTTTATCATGAAGGCAAAATTGTGGGCTATACTGGTCGTAAAATTACAGAAGGCAAGCCCAAATATTTGACAGACGCACAACCTGGATATGTGTTCAATATAGATGCTCAGGTCAGTAATAGGCAGTATACTATAGTAGTAGAGGGTCAGTTTGATGCCATTGCTATTCAAGGATGTGCTATAGGTCACAACGAGCCCAATGAAACACAGATCATGCGTGTAAACACATTGAATCGTGAAATTATAGTTGTGCCTGATCGAGATCGTCCAGGTGCCAAAATGATTAAAACTGCCATCGAACAAGGCTGGAGCGTGAGCTTGCCACCTTGGGAAGATGACATCAAGGATGTGGCGGATGCTGTAAAGCGTTATGGAAGACTTTACACGCTAGCCACAATTTTAAAGTACAAAGTATCAGGCGAGATAAATTTACATCTATTAAAGAAGAAACTAGAGAATGTCCAAGAATAAACAACCAAAACCCAATTATGATTACAACATGCAGAGGCTCTACTTAGAGATGTTTCTGAGTGATGCTGAAACTTTTATTAGATGCCAAAACATATTCAATCCTGAAAACTTTGATCAAAAATTACAAACAGCGGCGGAGTTCATTACCAAATATGTAGATGAATACAAAGTCATGCCCGAAGTCAGCATTGTTAATGCCAGCACTAGAAGTGATTTCGCCGCAGTGACATTAGAACGTGAAAACTATGATTGGCTATTGAATGAATTTGAACAATTCAGTAGGCACAAGGGATTGGAGAGAGCCATTATCGCATCCAGTGATTTATTGGAAACTGGTGATTATGGTCCAGTGGAAAAATTAATCAAAGATGCTATCCAGGTCAGTCTTAGTAGAGACATGGGCACTGACTACTTTGCCGATCCAAGAGGTAGATTGAGCAAACTCAAAGACAACAACGGGCAGATTAGCACAGGATGGCCCAGCATTGATAAAAAATTATATGGTGGTTTCAATCGAGGCGAATTGAACATTTTCTGTGCTGGATCGGGTGGTGGTAAGAGTTTGTTCTTAGCCAACATGGGCGTTAATTGGGCACTGGCAGGACTTAATGTTATCTATCTAACATTTGAATTGAGCGAGGGTCTTGTCAGTATGCGTCTTGACAGTATGACCACTGGTATTGGTACTAGGGACATTTTCCGTAACATTGATGACGTTGAACTCAAAGTTAAAATGTTGGAAAAACGCAGTGGACACCTACAAGTTAAGTATATGCCTTCAGGTAAAAATTGTAATGATATTCGGGCCTATTTAAAGGAATATCAGATCAAAACAGGGGTGAAACCAGACGTTTTACTCATAGATTACCTCGATTTAATGATGCCTTTGTCAGTAAAGGTAAGTCCCAGCGATTTGTTTGTTAAGGACAAATATGTGAGTGAAGAGATCAGAAACTTGGCAATGGAAACACAATGTATTACAGTTACAGCGTCACAGTTAAACCGTAGTGCTGTTGAAGAAATTGAGTTTGACCACAGTCATATTTCAGGCGGCTTGAGTAAGATCATGACAGCAGACAATGTGATTGGTATCTTTACAAGTCGTGCTATGAAAGAACGTGGGCGTTATCAAATTCAGTTTATGAAGACGCGTAGTTCAAGTGGTGTAGGACAAAAAGTTGAATTAGAGTTTAACTTAGATACATTACGTATTAGTGACTGTGAGGAAGAACAAGAAGGCAGTTTTAATCAACAACGACAGTCTAGTCATTCCAACAGTGTTATTGACGGATTAAAAAGAACCAGCCAAGTAAGTACTAGCACTGAAAGAAGTGATCCTAAAGAAGGTTTTGATTTTAGTAAATTACCCAAACCAAGAACCAGTGCGCCAGCAATTAGAAGTATGCTCAGTAGTTTGAATCCAGAGCGAGATTAAAACCAAAGACTGGCCTGATGGTGAGCGCTGGCATTAATGACCTCTTGCCATTGATGTTCTCCGCCCTGCGAGGTTAGGACTAGATCAGCAGACGCGGGCACAGTTTCCCAACTCATGCTGTTGCGCATGATTTTACTGCTAGGCCGGGCTGAAAGACTTTGCGCCAATTCCATGCCTTCCCAACTCCAGTATCCAGCACATGCTCTAAACATACTGGGTCCTTCTCCCGCACTCAGCGCAGTTAATACCGATATGTCATTGGTTATGCTTAGTTCTTCGTTGATGGATACTGTGGATCGTCCTGCCCAATCCTTGCTGTGTATGACATGAACACGGTCTTGACCGTTTGGACCGCCAAACCATATGGGATCATGCCCGGCAATGTCTATGCCAATCCTGCCACTGATTTCCTGCAGCGTTTGATTGGGAATGGCTTGATTGATTTGTATACCAATAGCAATATCCGGAGTATGACTCACTACCAGTATTACCCCGTGCTCAAGAGCATGGCGACTGGTTCTAGGACTGGAACACAATAAATGTCCAAAATACGTTTTATGTTTAACTGGCATCATATGGAATATTTATTGGAATAAATATCCAGTCATGACATCAAACGAAATTGCCAAACCTGTAGAGTATCACCAAGTACTCAATACCAAACTGTGGGATCACGATCGATTAAAAAGCAATGTTCGTGGCGCCTTATTACGTATAGCAGAAGATTTCAAAGAATATATCGAAACGCCATTTCGTGTGGTAGACATAGTGATTACCGGTGGTAACGCCAATTACAACTACACCACACATAGCGATATTGATCTACACTTGATAGCAGACTACAATAGTGTAGAGTGTGATACCACCGCCGCTGAATTATTTGACACCAAAAGGCTGTTATACAAACGTGACTACACCGTTGACATTCACGGAGTTCCTGTGGAGTTGTATGTGGAGGACAAGGACCACCCTGCTGTTAGCGGCGGGTGTTATAGTGTACTACATGATCGATGGCTCAAAAAACCCAATCCCAACTTGCCCAAATACGATGAAGAAAAATTAGAGCATATGGTGTCAGTGTGGCATGAAATACTGAAAAATGCCACAAAAACAGGTAGTTTGGATGCATGTAGAAATGCGGTACAGCTATTACGCAAGTACCGCAAATTAGGACTACAAACCAAGTTGGGTGAATTTAGTATCCCTAATTTAGTGTATAAAAGTTTGAGAAACGATCATACACTAGCAGGGATTACAATCTTGATTGATCGACTACACGATCAAGAACTAAGCCTAAAATAATTACTCTGGTTTAAATTTAACAATATAGGGGAGCCAGATTTTTTTATCTGCGTTCATGGATTTTGCCAGTCCTTCAGGAGTGTGTTCTTCAGGAAATGTCATCATCATGTTGTTATCAAAAAATTCTCTAGATTCTGAACTGCGTATTACAGGAACAAACAGGTCTTGGTAATACTTTATCTGTTCTGGTGTACTGCCTATGGGCAAGGCAATGGCCCATGCGGAATAATAGTTGAAATTTTTAACATAGTCTTTCATCAAAGGCACATTGGGCAGTCGAGATAATCTACGCTCACCAGTCAGGCCAATGAATTTAATTTTACCAGATTCTGCTAGTGGGGCCGCAATGGCTGATGGTATAATGGCAAACTCAATGTTGTTACCAGCTAGATCCTGTAGAGCTTGAGCAGGACCCTTGTATGTGGTAGACTGTACCAGCGCTGGATTCCCATGTGCCTGATCCATCATGTATTCAAACATCAATCGTTGACCTGATGATCCTAGACCAAATGTAATGGGAGTTTTGGTATTTTGAATACGTGCCAGTAATTCTTCCGGAGTATTCACTGTGCTGTTACTGCTGGCAACAATACAGTTTGGACTTTTGGCAATATTTGTAACCAGTGCTAGATCATTCAAATCAAACTTCAATCGGCCTGGATACCAATTTTCTATTATGGGTGGAGTATTTTGACTGAGAATGTAAAGTTGATCGCCACGCGGTTTCAACGACCCAAAATAATCTAGAGCAATAATTTGATCAGCTCCTGGTCGATTGTTAATAACAAAACGTATATCTGGATTTGATCTTTCCACAATGGAGGCTATTTTTCTAAAACTTAGTTCATTGCCGCTGCCTGGCGCAAAGCCAATGGTCACATTGACTATATTGGGTGGTGTAAATGCTTGACAGGTCATAGCCACAAACAACACCAATGCTGTTAATATTTTTTTCATCATTTAATTCCCTTTCTATTAATTATCACCGGTAGTATTAATAGAATTAGCAATTGAGTCAGGTAAGTTTAAATGATCTGGCAAGGGACTGGACCCTCGCTTGTGTTGATCGAGAATTTCATCCATTTTGAAAACATCGTAACTATACTGTTTGAGTCTAGTTTTCATGGTGAGATATGTTGTACTCTCTGTGGCAAAGGTATTCTCAAAATTGGTTATGAACCATCTTTGAAAGTCGTCAGTGTGATAAAATGCTTGAAAGCGGTTGTTCAAAGTATTTCTCTTGGTCATGTTATCCAAGTTATCTAAATGCATTTGATACTTGAATATGAATCTAAAACCGCTGATCAGCTGATAGGCATATTCAGTGGCTAGAGGAAATTGACTTAATTTTGGTGCTAGCACTGTGTCATATAGGCTTTGACTCTGTACAGGATCACATTGATGTATCCTTGAATGATTTGCTACAAAATAATCATAGGCAGACATGTATTTGATGTCATCACTTAGGGGCTGTCGATAAAAGTCGTCGATATTATCAGTGCCCACACGTTCCACATGATATTTGAAAAACATTTTGCCTAGGGCCACATGATGCGCCAGTATGGGAAATATCTGATCGTTACAATCTCCAGTCACTATGATTCGATCTGTGACTGGTTGTTTGATCATTTGAAAAGGTCCAGGCTTGCCTAGATTGTAGTTGTTCAAGGGCAAACAGTCAAAATTGGCCAACACATGTTGATACATCTCGGGAGCTTCGGCTTGGCTGTTGGTGTCAAAGGCCACACTGAACTGGATGTTGTTTTTGACCAAGGCAGCCAAAATGGCTGTGGAATCCACACCTCCACTCCACATCACTACAGGATTGAGGTCCGCATAGGCCAGAGCAGTTTGATCCAATATTTGATCGTAGGTTTTGTCAGTGTGAGTATCCGTGGGAATAGTGACCGCACTACCGGGCAAGAATATACCTGAACGGTCAGTGAACAGGGGTTTGGGATAGGCTCTCACGGGCAACAGCACCAGTGATCTATAAATCTGATTCAGCGCAGTGTCATCCTGAGCAAGTTCTGCGTCTATGGCCAATCTAGACAGCTGCCAGCTGTCATCAATTGATCTACGGTCAATCAATTGTGTTTGGGCATGATCAAGAGATTGAAGCCATGTAGCTTGCTCACTGTTGCTCAACAGCTGAGCTGCAGGCACATACATATATTCATCTTCCGAGCGTATTTTTAGTTCGTAATGGTCAAGTTGATCCAGTGCCTGTATTTGTTGTTGTAGATGTTCTAATAGGGATGTGGTCATGGTGGAATATGATCAATTATATCTAAAGACTTGATACCCGCTGCCGTAGCCATATGAAGGAGCATAAAGCAATCCCCCACTGTTATTACCACCAAAATACCAGTTCCAATAGGTGGTAGTGCCGCCGTATTGGCCATAATAATATACGTTGCTAGGAGTATAGGCCCTACCATCCCAACCGTATAGGTTATTGAAAAAATATCGACCAACAAGTCCATTTATATACAGAGCACTTGTACTGTAGCCGTTGTTGTACGTAGAGGTAGCTATAAATTGAACACTGTATCCATTTATAGTCATGCCAGGGTTAACATTGGTATTGGAATCCACTGACCCATAGTACCCCCGTTCGCCCGAATTCCAAACGTAACTGTAATACAAATTGAAACCATAACTCGTTCCGTAGAACTGGCCCATGTTGATGGCTTGATTGGCACTCTGCCCCACCAGTTGCTCTGGGAAGGTGTCTCCCATGGCAATACCCCCGTGGTAGGCGTAGAAAGCACTCAGCTCGTAGCCAACGCCGTTGGATTGGCCGTCGTTGCCTAGGCCCAATGTTCCGCTAGATGGTAATGTCATAGTAATATTTAGCCGGAATTCAATTGTTTGATTTAGCCTTTTGG